TTCACCACAACGCATGAAGGCGTTTTGATGGCAATGGCACCGGGCGATTACATAAAAGTAGGGATGGACGCAACTGAGTACGACGAGTTCAATAACGGCGTCGTAACTCCTGAAGGCGCGCTAGTCAGTACAAAATCATTAGCTGATGGTTCCTATACCGTAATTGCTTGGAACGGTGACGCCGCTACAACACCAGCGGACACCACGCTGGCTGTTAGCAACAGCGGCAAGACAGCAACACCTACAGGAGTTGTATTCACGGTTAAGCTGCCGAGCACGCAGGTTCGCACTTATCAGATTGAGCGCATAACGCCAACTGAAGAGGGCACGTTTACAATTGAAGCCGTACATATGCCAACCAACAGCTCAGACATTCTTGAGCTTGCCGATGGCTTCGATAACGCTGGCAACTGGAGCATCACCTAACAATGGCAACGACGTTCCCGGCAGTTCAACCAACAAGTCGGCGCTTTGTTGCTCCGATATGGCCGACCAGAACACAGGTATCGCAGTCAGGTGTGATCACCCGCAGGTTGTGGGGCAGCAGGCCCAGTAGCGCGAGGCTAGGCCTAAAGTTCAATAACATCAACGACACCAACACAGCAGCAATCCTCAGCGCGTACAACAGCGCGAAAGGTTCAGTTGACAGCCTGACGCTGCCGTCGCAGATATTTGCTGGTGCAGACGCTACGTTACAGAGCTGGCTGAATGCATCGGCTACAGGGGCGGGCCTGCTGTGGTCTTTTAGCGAAGGCACCTCGCCACGAGTTGAAAGCGTCGCTCCAGGTCGCTCTAATGTCACTGTTGAACTGACAGCAGAGCTTAGAATGAATTAAATCTCAGCACGATTATGGCAGTACGGACAGGCGCAACTGCGCAATTAGGCTTCAGTGCCAGTGGCACCGGCACATACACAACCATCGCAAAAGTACGTGACATCACGTTAAACATCAACCGCGATGCGTTGGAAACAACTGGCATCGGCGAGAATGACCGCACCTACGCCTACGGCATCCGTGGAACAAGCGGCAGCGGCACGCTCTTGTACGATCCCGTTGATAGTGGCACTGCCGCCATCATCAACCAAGTCCTAGACGAGACTGAAGCTCTTTCGACGATACAGTTAAAGCTCGACACCGGCAGCACCGCTGGCACGATCTCGGGCTCTGTCCTGATCACCGCAACCGGCGCATCCGTAAGCGTGGGTGATCTGATCACCGTTCCGATCAGTTTCACAATGTCTGGCAAGCCTACTGGCAGCTTCTGATGGCAATTATTGGCAACGGCGGCATTCTTGAATTAAGCCGTGAATGGCCGGAGCCTAGGGCTTTAGCTCCTAATGCGCTGAATATTTCTACTGCAACGCTATCCATCGACGATCCCCAATATTGGACTGGGGATCGCATAATTCTTGCGGCTGAGGGTGGTCTGCCGATTGATGGAAATGACAATGGTTTTGCTAGCAATCCAGGCGGACAAGGCATTTATTACGGCAGCATTTATGACCTTGGGCCTGCTCGTGTGCATGTAACTGCTCCAAGTGCTAACTATTACCAAGCAACCAATACGGTCCCGTTTTATAACACTGCCACCACTACTGGATTAACAACACAGGTCGATGCTTATATCAATATGGACGACCTAGACCGTGCCAAGCTCTATAAAAGTGCGATTGCAGCTTATAACGCAGATTCTAGCCAAATTCTTGCGCTAAAAAGTGTTAATACTGAAAACCTTGTCATCACACGTTATAACGACACACCCGAATATTCCAGTGCCATTGACTTAGCAGCATCCAGTATTAAGCCGCTAACACTACCATCAAGTAGTCAAAAATTAGAAGACGTGATCACGGTGCCGTCTGGAATGACTGCCGTGGCAAGTAACCCTGATTCCAGGGGCTGGCTGGTTCAATGCGACCTGCAGGAATGGGCACTCAGTGTTGATGCAAGCAATCTAGACATGACCGCGATTGGCGAAACGTTTGGCGAGAACACAAAATCACTGGTGCGTGGCGCTGGTTCGCTTACGTTCCTGGTTGATCAGCGCCACGTAGATGGAGATCAAAGCAGCACGACATTATTGAGGCTGGTTATGTTGACGGAAAAGCAAGCCAAGTCAAGTGCCAAGTTTTATCTGTTTAAAGACCGCAATCCAGTGCTGCCTCAGGTAGGTTCCACTGCTTACTACGACTGCGATATTTTGCTAACGAACACGCGCATTGACGTAAAAGCCACCGACATCATCTCCGGCACCAGTGACTTTGTGGCAACAGGGGAGATTGCGATAAAATTTGAACCTTGATAGACTGGCTGTACTGGTTAGAAGAAGGATTTTAAGCCTGTGTCGTCGCTAGAACTTGCAGGCGCTACCGGCGCTTTAGACAATATCAACGCAACACAGGCTGAGTTCCGAGTTCAGATCGCAGCCCTCAATGACTTGATGCGTCAGGTTGCTGGCACTGCCAACGTGGCAGCCGGTAGCACTGAAATGGTGGACCCGCTAACAGCGCCGTTCACGTTATATGTCAACCCATACATCGGAGAGGATACGTTTGCCGGTGGTTCGTACAACACCTATGAAGCCCCCAGTGGCAGTACAGACGAAGAAATAATCGAAGCCAAACTAAAGCGACTAGACAAACAACGCCTTACCTGTGGCTTCAGTCCTCAGCGTCCATTTAAGACTATTAACCGCGCAGTGATTGAAGCTGCGATTATCACCAGCAAAGACTGGTACACAATTACAGATCCAAAAGCGCATCTTGATTGCGTCTCAATCGTTATTGCTCCAGGCGTACACACCATTTACAACGATCCAGGCACTGGCACGCCTGTAACTTGGGCCGATGGGTATGAACCGACACCAGCAGAACTAATTGAGTTTAACCCGACGAATGGTGGGCTATTACTGCCGCGTGGGTGCAGCCTGTGCGGTCCTGATTTGCGTAAATGCACATTCCGCCCGACTTATGTCCCAACTCCTGCTGACGAACTTGCAGACCGCAGCAATCGTAGCGAAATCTTTAAAATCACTGGAACGGGCTATTTCTTCGGTTTCTCGATTTTTGACAAAATAAATACGACAACTAGCCACCATTTGTTGTCTGGTTTTGGTTTCGCTAGTGAGGCGGAACTCGATGAGTTTTACACAAAGATCCGCACCTACGTTGGTAGTCCTGCAAATTTAAGCGATGCGATAACCGTCACCCGTGACACTGAATTTAAAATCGTTGGCCCAATTGAGGGGACACCGACTTCAGCATGGGACACGACCCAATCAGCATCACCATACGTTTTCAACTGCTCAATCCGTTCTGAGTATGGCCTAGGCGGCATCCACGCTGATGGAGCGAAGGTCGAAGGTTTGAGATCAATGGTGACCGCGAATTTTACGGGCGTGTCGCTTCAAAAAGACATGGACTGCTGGGAGCTTTATAGCGGCAGCGCCTGGGGCACAATGCCTAATTACGCGACTTATATCAGTAGCGATCCGAATAATGTTCGGATGAAGCCAGCGCGGCGCAGCTTTCATATCCGTGCCATTAATAACGCTTTTATCCAAGAAGTCTCAATTTTTGCAATTGGGCAAGGGATTCACCATGCAACTGAAAGTGGCGCTGAAGTAAGTATTACTAACAGCAACTCTTCCTTTGGTGGTTGTGTTGCATTGTCTAGCGGTTACAAAACAGAAGCATTCGGTATCGATTCTGAATGGCGTTTCGCTTATTTTAATGTACCGCTGAATATCAGCGAAAAAACTGGCAACGTCCAGAAGTATTTCCTCGGCACAATTAGTGACTATGCAGATGGTCAATTCCGCTTCGACATGGCGCAAGACCTAGTTGCGGCTGATGGCTCTACAACAGTGCCAAAGATTCTTGGTGACCTAGGGTACACATTGCGCGAAGACAGCTACGTCTGGGTTGAAAACCCCAATGGCACCGACTGGCGAGCACAATTGAACGCCAGTGCATGGAGTACTAGCGACCCTAATCGCATTCTTTTGAAGGCCAACTCACCGCTTCAGGATGAAAGCAATGTAAGCCCAGGCATACCACCAAACTCAACAATTAATCGAGCAATTGGTCGTCGAGTCTATGTTCGTCGATTAGTAGACACTCGCACAGCATCTGAACGCCGGTTAAGTATCGGCATGTTTGCTGTGCAGGAATCTACTCGTGTGGTACAGCGCGACTACATCTTGCAGCTTGATCCAACAGCACCATCTCTGGCTGGTGATGTTGACCCTTATGTGAATGGCACGTTATCTACAAGCGATCCGTTAGCAGTTACCACTGTCGCGCAAAAGGACATTTCTGGAACGGACTTCCCGCAGTTCAGCTCTATCTATAAAGGGATGGAGATCCAGATACGCCGTACCAATCCAGCCGTAAGCTACGCGGCTAGCACCTTTTACCGCAAGGGCACAACTGCTATCTACGCAGAAAAGCATTTTACAGCCTTGCGTGATGTGACTACGCCCAGCTCTGGTGGTCCTAGTTCAACGGACTGGCAGGAATCATTTGTTCATATGTCTAGTAGTTTTAGCCCAGACGAAAAACTAGACAATCAAAGCTATACAATCACGCTCGATAATGATACTGCAAATAGTCAGTCCAGTACAACATTAGGTTTTGATTTCTCAACGCTTTGGACTGCGAGTGCAGGTGCTGGCACTGTTACTGAGTCGATTCAAAATCAGTACCAGACAAGCAACGATTACCAGGGCGCTTATGCGCTTTTGAGGGCGCTAGGTTTCAGCATTGCCGCAAGTCATGCAGCATTACAGCCAAGAGCAACTGATGCCCGGATTCGT